ATGTCCATGTAAAAAAATATTATCTCATATACCAACTGTTTGATAAATAAGAGCCTAGATTCTTGGTAGATTCTGTGCCTCCTGACGAGGAGACCATCTTCATATTTGGACCTTCATCTACGATGCCCTTGATCTTATTGGAACCAATCGAATAATTAAAATATTGTATGGTTGATATATATCCACTAAACCTATTACTCGCCTTGCTTTCACCGATGTTTACTTTGCCGTAATTTTGTAATGGAATACCTGCGGTCTTACGACGCTGAGCAAGACGCCCATTAATATATAAATCAATCACGTTGTTTGTTACACGAATGATCGCATTCACCCACTTCTTCATCGGAATATCCGTTGCGATAAGTTGTTCATTCAGGTTTTTCTTTCTATCTGCTTCGTTATCGCTCTTACCGTTTACATCTACGAGAGCAAGTAAAGATACATTTACACCTTTATCGGTGCGGTCCGGGTTTGTCTCAGTTATAGATTCTGTAAAACGAATGTAAAGCCCTGGCGCGTTATTCGGGTAGTATATTCCATCAGATCCTTTTGTTCCTTCACCTCCTTTGCTAAAGATTCTGGAATATTTATCCCTTACAAGTGGAACTTGATTAATATAAAACCACGTGGACCATGTATATTCTAAACCACCATCTTCATTCATCGATCGTGAGATAAACACCGAGTCTTTGTTGGATGGATCCTGTGAAATAGTCATCGCCATATCCTCCGTATTTGCGGTTCCATCAAGAACGAAAGGCGACATCGACGGAAGCATCAAATACGACAATCCGATAATAGACAATTTTACAGCTACTGAAAATACGATAAATACCATCAATATGAATGCGAATTTCGCAACAAGACTATTGGACTCCATGAATTCACGCAAACCAAAACCACCACCGCTGCTTCCGCTGATGCTACCACTCGATGATAATCCAGCATCACTCGGCTTCGAAAAGCTAGATGTTAATCCTTTAAAAAATCCACCGCTGCCACTATCGCCGTTGGTTTCACTCATTATTATATATTTCTTACTAATATAATCGAATAAAAAAACAATCTATATAAACCAATAGATTGTTTTTATAATGAAGTCGAAAAATAGTCACAAGATCGTCATTACGTCAATACCTACACATACATAATGAATTAGGTGCTAACACTTGCTTGTTCCTGATTATCCACGATGAAGCTTAACTTCACCTTATATTTATTGAGAAGGTCGCTCCATGGACTTCCACCAAAACCTTGAGAATAAATATCCCACGCTTCTTGTGGTGCAATAGATGCGGCTTTAAGTTTCACATTCGTAATAAAACCAACATCTGCGGTTGTAACCGCGGTGGAATCATCACCTAAAACAATACTTTGGGTTGATTGAAGAAGTGAACCTTGATTTACAACGCATGATTTTACAAGCTTTCCATCGACATAAACATCCATAGCAGACCCGTTGAAACTTATAATAAGATTCACCCATTTCTGAAGCGGAAACTCTGCGATTTCACAGTCATATTGCGTATCAGTCGCGCCGGACTTTGGGAAAATTTGTATTGTATTCGTATTTGCCTTTAACTGTACTTTAAATATGGTGGAACCTGCGGCACCAGACCCATCTTTATGAAAACTTACGATATTCGCACCATTCACCCACTTTTTAATGTAAAACCAAATCGATATTGCGCTATTTGCTTTGAAACTACTCGGTAAATTTGATCCCTGAAGCGTCGTTTTATTTCCCCATTTCTGCATCGTACCTAAAGTTGTATAGGTTGTCGTCAACGCTTTAAAAATGACATATAACAACAATAGAATAATAACGATTGCTAAAACTAATTTTGAATTCATAGTCTTCGTATAATTATTATATATATTATTTACTTAGAATATACTGTTGTTGTTCCAGCTTCCTTTATTTCATCCTCGATCGTTGACATTCCGATCATCGGAGGATTCTGAGATCTCAACATCTTATATGTCCAACGCATTTGTTCCTTCGTAAGTGGTAGTTTATGAAATGCGAAGTTACAAATGGAACCATTCAACCCCTTATTGTCGTTTGTATCACCGACCGTAATCGGTTTCATGGAAATATCTGGCATAATAAAATCACTTCGCACCAATAGTTTATTGTTCATGAAAAAATCCATCGTTTTTCCGTTGTAATTCACGACGAAGTAATTCCATCTTTGAAGAGGGACAGCCACATCAAGATCTTCGTCATTATCCACCAACATTCTGATTTGATTTTGTTTATTTTTTGATTTCCCTTTGATAATCGTATTGTAATTTGAACGTGAATTGTATATCAGCGTTTCGGATGGTGTTGGATTACCGGACATATCTAATGTTTTACACCACAATTTCAACTCGGTTGTGGTTTTGTTATAGGTCATTCTTGGAACACCACCGAAATCAAATATCTCTAAATCATTATTTGATGAAGCCACCGCATTATTTAATAAGAACCATCCCGAAATAGAATAATTGTAACGCTTTTTCTCTTCAACTGGACAGTTGGCGGCTTTATCTTCGGGGGATCGGTCAATACCTGTATTATGGTAAATGAAAATTTGTGGACTCTGTGTATTCAAATTGGTATCATACTTCTGTTTCAACGATACAGGAGCGTGTACGATTTGAGATGCCGATGCTCCGATATAGTTCAATAGGTAAGGTCCACCATATAAGATCGCAATCAGAAGTAACTCGATTGCGACGATAATCCATATCGGTCGTGTAGTATCGCCTACAACAGATTGTGATGACTGAAGCATATCCAAGAATAAACAAGGAATGAAAATGATTCCCAACCACAATAACTTCAGCAATTTCAACCCGATCGCAGATTTTGTAAGATGGAATATGAACATCGCCAAAATAAGCACGACCATTACGCTATGTTGTTTATAATACGCAAGTGCGCACAATATAATAAAAAATACGGTATTGATGATAAAGCGGACGTTGCTGAATAAATCCGCCACGGAGGAGGGTTTGCTTTTGCTTTCTGTTCCTCCGATCGTTTTCCCCGGATTTAATGTGTCAATAAATTCTAGGCCATAATGAAAGAATAAGATGACGATACCTAATACGGTCATTCCAGTAACTGACATACGATTTTTATCATCTTTGTCGCGGTCATAGATCCAGACGATCACCATTAAGATAACATATACAATATGTGTAGCACCAAACGCGAGTTGGCGAAGTGGCTTTTGTTCGTCTTCTGTTTTCATGTCATCGAATAAGTAATTTTCGGGCGTTTTGTTATTATTGGCGGTCTTGAATTTCTCTCGAAGCGTCGAAACTAGACCGGCTACCGCAACGATTGCGATGAGAACATAGATTGTTTGTGCTGTGGGTGAATTCAAATTCGCCATGATACCGCCAGATGCGACTGTCTCTGTGCCACCACCCTTATTCATGAAGTCGGCATCAATCTTATAGACATAATATACGATCGCAAGGATGAGAATGACGAATGATATTGTGAGTAATAAGACCTTGATGAGCTTCCCGATTGCGCTTACTTTGGCTTCGCTTATTCCGGTGGGTTCGGCTGGGCTAGTGGAAGCGGAGGCAGCGGAGGCAGCGGCGGCGGCAGAAGCGGCGCCTTGATGAACCGATGTAACACTAGCTGGTGTGGGCGGATTATTGTCTGTGGGAAACATACGAAGGTCGATATCGCCAGCATTCCAGTTCCAGAATTTCAATTTGTCAAGTTCTTCGTTGCGTTTATGGATGAATTCTTGAATACCCGATAATGACGCGATACTGTATATACCTGTGCGGAACAATACGACCAACAACCATGGAACTAGATATACGATTGTCAATAACTGTCGCAGCCATCTTTTAACCCAAAACTCCTTTTCGAAATCTTCATGCACGCCATCTGAGAAGATATGATAACCGGTTGGTATTGCGCAAATCGCGAGAAGGACGACGAATGCGATCGCCCACCCCCAATTCTCTGGAATAACAGGTAAAGACGCACCACTCTTCGCCTCCTCTGCCGGTTTTATTCTAACCAAATAATCCCACCACCACGAGAGACCAAACACGAATACAGCGATAAACACCAATACACCAATCCAGCCGCCTCGCGTCGTGTTCGTGTCATTTTGCTTGAACTGCCACACCTGAACTGATTCTGCAAATTTCAGCATCGAATCAAGACCACCCACGTTCATTTCTTTCACTATCGGAAGCAATAAAATCGCACATAATGAAAGACCGACAATAACAACAATAAAAAAAGTGTCGATGAGTTCTTTTACACGTGGAAACATATCGCCTGAGAAAGTACCGGCGATCCAATCACTTGTTTTTGGCGAAGTGGTGACACGCGTAAAAAGTACACTCACCCACAAGATGATGAGAATCACCGATGTGAAGGGAATCAGCGAAAACCATTGGGCGAAACGCACTTCTGTTTTTGAAGCACTACTCTTCTTTTCATCAATCGCCGTGAATATTTTATCCCAGTCGGTTGAAAGCATCTTATCAGCTTTCAACTTCTTTTTTACATCTTCATTAATTTGTTTAGATTTCATAAACATTTTACGGTAGACATGAACAATGATAAAGAACACAATAATAAGAATGGATAAAAATGAGCTTACACCGACAACCGCTTTTACTGGTGATTTTGTTTGGTTGGACATGTTTTGAAGTCGTTCTTTGATTGCTTTATCTACTGCTGCCTCAAATTCTCCCGTATTGGCAAACGCATTTGGCGATTTCTTCTGAACTTCCTTTATTGCCTCTTGTCTCAACCGCTGATAATAAACACTATCCTTGTCGGCCATGATTGTATCCACGGATTTATCTGCCTCTTGATCCACAACACCCCATGAAATCAAAACAAAAATCAAAAACGCGATCGGCAAAAACCAGAACGCACGATTGAATACTTTCAACTTTTCTGTTTGTCCGAATAATATCAAGCAAAATACGATACCGATAATGATGTAAATGATACCATGGACTAAAAATGCTTTATCCTCGTATGTCGAACCTTTTTCCTTTTGTTCGGATGATTTTTCAAACCCGGGGCCACCCAGACTTTTAGATAAAAATAACCCGCCAGGCATAAAAATGACCGCTAGAATCAACGCGGCTACCATGACCATCGGTTTCATATCCGTTAATTTCCCTTCACTTACCAAACTCCATAAACAATACCCAATTGCGATAAACACCGCGATTTGGAAAAATAAGCCGGTTCCTAACATCGCGTCGGCACTCGTATTTGCGATATTTGTTTTATATTCATCTGACGCAAACTTATCATCTTTTAATTTACTACCTAAGTCACTCTTCATTTCGCTTCCGCGCACAACCAAAGGAATGCCGGCGATAATGAAGATTATAAATAGAGGTATGTTTGATGGTGTGAAGTTTTGAACGAAAGGAATTTTATCGGCGATCACCGGAATGTATTTGAACGCGATCAGTAAAAAATAGAGAAATCCCGCAATTAATAACAGAGATCCAACAGTAATGAGATCTGATGATGGGTCATAATCGCTGCTTCGACCAGACACATGAATGCTCGAAAATCCTAGCGCGATACCAAGGCCGAAAACTACGAAGGCGATGCCATAATAAAGTGGGCTGATGTTTGAAAAATCGATAGTGTCGGAAAGTTTTGGCATAAATGCGGGAGGGGTGCTACTATTTTCGAGTTCAAGCATCTTTGATGGGGATAAATAATGAATAAACGAAACATAGACGAATGCGATGATGAGTGTCGTGAAGACATGCCAATTATGTTCTAGTAGGTTGGATGAAACCATGCTAATAAATACGATTAGAACGAGAATAATAATCGGGAGATAATCCAGCAACTTTTTGATATGGAACGCTTCTTGGATCGTATCAACTACATTTGATTCTTTTTTACCTTCTGGACTGTCTAATTTATTTATCGTTGCGGCTGCGGCCGTGGTTGCTGCTAATATTACACTAACGGGGGGGTGGGACATTTATTTCTTTATATCCTCCTTATACGAACAACACCCAGTTATTATTATAGGATATAAAAATGTGATGGTCACTACGATATTACAAAAACGACATCGCGGTCTTTTTTCCGTGACAGTCGCGGCATAAAGCGACTAAATTATCGATATGATTGGAACCGCCATGTTCTAAGGCGATAACATGATCGACCTCGAACCAAGCGGGGAGCTGGCGCTGACAATCACCGCATTTCCAGCCTTGTTGTGCTGCGACATACTTTTTCTTTGTTTCACTTACGCTACGCTTGCTAGAGTTTTTGCCGGAGTTGAGCAACCGTCTTTCAGCGGGGGTTCCGCCGGGGGTTCCGCCCCCCCACGACGGCCGTGCTATTGGTTGCGCGGTTATTGCGCTGGGTGTTCCGACAGCACTACTCATCGCTCCGCCCATCGCTCCGCCCATCGCTCCGCCCATCGCTCCGCCCATCGCACCACCGTCGTGGGGGGGCGGAACCCTGGTCATATCAAAAAACGGCGTGATCATATCCGCAGTTCCTTTACTTATCGGCATATACTTGATAATATCATTCGCATGAAACAACAATTGCCTAGAGTTTTCCGGATTGCGGCGTAAAAACATGAAGAGCGATAGACCGATGAACCCGAATGTCGCCATCTTAATCCACTTTTGATTGCTTTGAAACATCTTTAACGGCTGACCATCATAGTATGTGTTTATAATCAGAACCGCCGTAATAATAAATATGATATATTCGGTTTTTACCATGTCTGCTGCGGATAGTTTGACGTTGGCTGGTTGGTAAGTTATATATAGTCTCGAATATTTCGCTACCGATTATGATAGTAATACGCCGCATACCCCAACCCAGCCACCAATAACAAATACACGAGCTTCTCTCGATACTTCAGTTCTTCTAAGATTTGGACAGACCGCGGGCGATAGTGTAAATAATATCTCTCGAGAGCATCATGTAAACTCACTTCATCCTTCATCAATAGAACATTATATCGATTGTGAATGAAATGAACCCAGCGAATAAATGAATCGCGGCTGTCTAAATATGGCGTGACCGGATATTTCCCTAACATTCGGTCAAACTCAGACGCCATTTCTGGATCAGGTATTAACATCGAGAAATTCTGGATGAAGTCGTAGTATTTTTTACGCGTCACATCATTCACATGATCAGGGTAATTTACCGCGGCTGTCATTAAAAGGAACCAGTAATGTGGTCCCCATACTTTCGCGTCAAGCTTAAGCATCGATTGCTTATAATGAAACGACATAAAAACAACCATAGAACTACGATAAGCGAATTTCAAAAGATGGAAGAAAATTGTGCCACTGAAGAAGAAACGACTGAAACACCAAAGGTAAATAATCCTAAATCAGCGTTATCGTATCTTGAAATCACCCAATTACGAAATCAACGAACGAAACATTCGACAACGGGAGGTGCAGGCGCAACGAGTAATCATACGTCACCATCGGTAAACAACGGCGAAACAAACAAGTATTTCTGTAATAATTGTAACCGAACAAATCATGTATATAATAATTGTCGCGCACCGATTACAAGTATTGGTGTGATTGCGTTTCGTTGTGGTGAATCGGGACCAGAGTTTCTCATGATACGTCGCCGAGATTCATTTGGATTTGTTGATTTTGTTCGAGGGAAATATTCTCTTAACGACGAAGCATATATACAACGGATCATCGATGAGATGACCATGACTGAAAAGGCGAATTTATTGCGACTAACATTCGAACAATTATGGCGATTATTATGGGGTGAATATACGCGAGGTAGTCAGTATAAAAATGAAGAGCATATTTCGTTTGAAAAATACAGACAGGTTCTTGGCGGAATACGCACGAAAGACGGGCGTATAAGGACGCTTCATCAGTTTATTGACGAATCTGCGACACGTTGGACCGAAACCGAATGGGGTTTTCCAAAAGGCCGGCGAAATTATAACGAAAAGGATCTACCATGTGCTTTACGTGAATGCCTAGAAGAGACCGGTTATGATATTGGAACCGATAATGTTATTCAGAATATTGCTCCATTTGAAGAAATATTTATGGGTTCAGACATGAAATGTTATAAACAGAAGTATTTTCTTGCGATGGTGGATTTAGATAAGAAACCGAAAAAGGCACATGACATTATGGAGGTTGGTCTCATGAAATGGATGTCATTCAGCGAATGTATTCAAACGATACGACCTTACAATTTAGAAAAAATCGGGATCGTTCGTAAAATCAATAACATACTATCCCGTTACCAGATATTTTAAGGTGAGATGATCTTTTTATTTCGTGTAATTATATAAAGGGTCATTATAAATAATAGCTACGATACATAAGAAAGATATGGCCGAAGAACAAGAAAATATACCTATAGAAGTTACAATACAACCGTCGGGGGGACCGTCCGTTGCTTCGGTTGCCGCGGCTGCGCTTGCGGTCATGCCAGAAGATGCGTCGTCAATTGCGGGAAGTAAAAAACCGCGCACGATACGTCCAAAAGCTAAAGCCGCCTCCGCCGCCGCCGCCGCCGTAAACACCGACCGTTCTGACCCGAAAACAGCGATCACGGTAATGAAGCGCGAACTTGAAGAAGGTCGCAGACGTCTGAAACCGGAAGAACTCAACAATCCATTTAGTAAGGAGTTCAACAAACTTCTTTTAAAAAAAGAATTACTTGAACGAGAGATGACAATCCATGATATTGGTATTTTGCCGGGTGACGGTGACGGTGACGGTGACGGTGACGGTGACGGAGCACGGATTGCTTCTGCCGCCTTAACCGGCCTCTATCCAACCCTAAATGACCCAAATTTTAATACTAAAATCGCCTTGCGAAAGGAGTTTTTTGATACCAAGATGGATGTAGATAATGCGAAAAATGTAGAGGAAGAGGCGGAGATTCTATGTAATGCGCAGATTGAACTTGCGCCGAACCAGCAATTTGTTCGTAATTTTCTTTCAGTAGAGACACCGTATAATAGTTTGCTATTGTATCATGGACTTGGAACAGGAAAGACATGTTCTGCGATTAGTGTTGCGGAAGAGATGCGAGACTATATGAAACAAATGGGAATTACGCAACAAATTATGGTGATTGCGTCACCAAACGTTCAGGAAAATTTTCGGCTTCAGCTCTTTGATGAACGCGAACTCCGAGAGATTGAGCCGGGTGTATGGAATATTCGTGCGTGTACCGGCAACAAATTTATCAAAGAGATAAACCCGATGAATATGAAAGGACTGACACGTGACAAAATCATTAAACAGATACGACGGCTTATTTCATCGCACTATTTGTTTTTTGGTTATAACGAATTTGCGAATTATGCGCGCACACATGCGTCAAGTATTGGAATTTCGCAAGATGATGCTGTCATACAAGAAGTTCGTCGTAAAGCGCCTGCTGGCGCAAGTGTCGGCGTTGCCAAAAAAGGACGTAAGTCAGCTGCTGATGCCACAAAGGCGGCTGAAATGGAGACACTTGCGATCGAAACACTTTCTGTCGCAAAGTTGCGTAAATTATTCGCAAATACTCTGATTATTATCGATGAAGTTCATAATATTCGTATTACAGACGATAACAGAGATAAACGCGTGGCGAAGATATTGTTCCAGATTGTTCAAAAAGTGAATAATGTGAGATTGCTTCTTCTCTCTGGAACACCAATGTATAACAGTTATAAAGAAATTGTGTGGCTCATTAACCTTATGAACCTGAACGATCGTCGGGCGACCATCGATATCGCGGATGTATTTGATGAACGCGGTAACTTTCGTATCGACTCGGATGGTCGAGAGATTGGAAAAGAGTTGCTTGTTCGTAAAGCAACCGGATATGTATCGTTCGTTCGTGGTGAAAATCCATATACATTTCCTTATCGTGTATATCCGAGAGAACATTCACCTGATTACTCGCTGCTTGCACGTGTGTCTGACGGTGCGGCTGGATATCCACGAACCCAATTAAACGGACGTCATATCGAACAACCGATTGAACATATTGACGTATTTATGACACAAGCTGGCGATATACAAGAAGCTGCGTATCGTTTTATTATTAGCGACATGAAAGCGATGTATATTTATAAAAAAACAGCGATGGTTCGACGAAAAAAAGCAGCCGCAGCAGCAGCAGCATCCGCAGCAGCATCCGAAGCAGAAGAAGGCAAGGGCAAGGGCAATGGCAAAGGCAAAGGCAAGGCCGCCGCCGCCGCGGCAGAAGCAGCAGGAGGCATAAGCGGTGTAATTGATGAAACAACTGTCGTTGAATCAGTCGATTTCCCGTCATTCGAAAATATGGACACAATCGGTTATGCGGTGGTTCAAAAACCGTTGGAAGCGTTGAATATTGTCTATCCTCATCCGTCTCTCATCGAATACATAAATGACCCGAATGACGAATTTGATATTACGGCGTGTATTGGTAAGGAAGGTCTGCGTCACATCATGTCATATGAAGAGGTAGGGAATCCTCCCATGAGGCTGAATTTCGAATATCGCCCTGAATTTATTCGTGCGTTTAAATTGCCTCGCGGTGAAACAACTACGAAAGCATCATCCCGTATCTTTGCGCCAGAAAATATTGGCCGATATTCAGCGAAAATAAGACATATCACGAATAAAGTCATGACGAGTGATGGTATTATTCTCATTTATAGTCAATATATTGATGGCGGCGTTGTTCCCGTTGCTCTCGCATTAGAGGAACTCGGATTTTCGCGTTACAGCATCGCCGGAGGAAATTCGTCGCTTTTTCGAAGCAAACCTACACAGAATATTGACTCGATTACGATGCTTCCACAACGTCAACATCTGGCGCAATATCCTGACCGCCCATTTCGTCCGGCGCGTTATTCCGTTATCACCGGTGATCCTACGATTTCGCCGGACAATCTACATGAACTAAAAGCGTTGACGAGTGAAAATAATACAAACGGCGAAAATGTCAAGGTTGTCATTATTTCGGTTGCCGGAAGTGAAGGCCTTGATTTTAAAAATATTCGCCAGGTCCATATTTTGGAACCGTGGTATAATATGAACTTGCTCGAACAAATTATAGGTCGTGCTATCCGTAACTGTAGTCATAAACGTCTCCCTTTTTCACAGCGAAATGTTGAATTGTATTTATACGGAACATCGCTTTCAAATCCAGATATTGAGGCTATCGATCTTTATTTGTATCGTCTCTCGGAATTCAAGGCAGTAAAGATCGGAGTTGTCTCTCGCGTTCTTAGAACATCCGCGGTAGATTGTATATTGAATGTTCAACATAATACACAAACCGCAGCACAACTCAATCAGGTTGTTCAGCTAAATCTCTCATCACGTAAACAAATAAACTATCAAGTCGGCGCACGCCCTTATTCCGCATTATGTGACTACATGGAACGGTGTGAGTATGTTTGTCGGCCGACATTTTCGAATGGACGACCGATCCAAGAACAGCGTGATTTATATGGAATGGACAGCGACAGCGACGACGACGACGACGACGACGACGAAGATGAGCAGCGACGCGAAGAAAGTGATGTTCGACTCGATACATTTAACGAGAAATTTATGTCGATGAATCTCGATAAAATTATTCATAAAATTCGTGAATTATACAAAGAATCATTTTTCTATAAGAAAACAGGTCAAAATGGAATTATCGCACACGTAAACGCGATACGACAATATCCCATCGCACAAATCAATTTAGCTCTCACACAGATGGTGTCTGATCCCAACGAATATGTAAATGATAAATATGGACGTCTTGGGCGTATCATAAATGTAGGGGATTACTATCTATTTCAGCCTATTGAAATAACAGATAAACGTATCAGTATTCATCAACGAAGCACGCCAGTTCCATATAAGCATAGTGCCATAGAATATCCTCTTCCAGAAAATATAACAGAGGATTATTTGGGTATTCTTGAGAAACCATTTTCAGGCTCGGCCGCATCCGCATCCGTGTCAGTTCCAAATAAGAAAGTCGCGGAAGTAGTGAACGATAAACTAAAACCCCGTGCGACTTTGTCACTTCCTCCGATTGTATCAGAAGAAAGGGAAGCGGCAGCGGAAGCAGAAGCAGACGTGCCATTAAGTAAAGAGGAAGAAATCATTACGATGTTGTCAAATACATTCGAGACATGTAATACCGTATTTGATAAGCCTACGAAAGAACAGGATGACTGGTATTATTATTGTGGAAAGGTAATTCGTCAAATCTCTCAGACAGAAGAATTCCAAATTTCCAAAGAAGAGCTTCATGAGCTTGTCATCGCAAATCTTATCGAGCATCTATCATTCGAAGAATCAATAACCTTGTTGAATTATCTATTTCGAAAGAATAACGAATCGATGGAGATTACAGCTGGCGGTGCTGCCGGAGGCGGCGGAATACAACTTCTTACACCATTTGAACGTATGATCTTACAGTATTATTATCGACAGGTAATACATCGACCATTAGTAGGAAGAAGAGCCGCTGCTGCCGCCGCCGCTGCCGCTCCTGTGCCAGAAGATAAAGGAATGCTATTATTCAATAAGGAGAAACCAAAATTATTTGAACTTGTTGTATTACGTTATGAAACGCGCGAATGGGTAGCAGCTGAACCTGAAGATGAACAAGAATTCTATTTACTTTTAGTAAAAGTCCAAACGGAACAAATTAAAAAAATGAATATGGTGATTGGATTTATTTCATTATTTAAAATGTCATACATGGTATTTAAAGTCAAGGTAATGTCAAAGAAACGCGACAAAGGTGCTAGGTGTGATCAATCAGGTAAAACCGACGCAATATCAATTATCAATACGGTGTTGTCGTTGAATCCTGCGACACAAGGGGATGAATACAAACTTACCACCGAAAACACAAAACTCAGAACCCAAAAGGAATTATGTGTATTTCAGGAGTTTTTATTGAGGACGTTTGATAGGAAGGCGGTCAACGGGCGAAAATGGTTTTTTACACCATGCGAGGCTTTGTTGTGCGATATTGAAGGTTTACATATAGAGAAATAAAGTATAGATATATATTAGGTGATATGGAACAAAGGACAGCAAAAGTTAGTATTTCAAGATATGGTAATGTAAGTCAAGCGCCGATTACAGCATCGCCCAAATTAGGAATTTATACGACGATATTACTGACACGTAAATTGGAAGTTCCATTTCGTATTATTGGGCGTAACATAAAAGATACACTTGAGCATATTCTCTCGAAAATCGTAGAAGGAAAGTGTATGGCCGAAGGATTTATTCGCCCAGGTAGCGTGAAAATTCTCACGTATTCCAACGGGTATCTTCATGGAAAGAACGCGATATTTGAAGTGGTATATGAATGCGAGGCGTGTTCGCTTGTTGAAGGAGTCGTGTTTTCATGCGTGATTAAAAATATTAGCTTAGCGGGTATTCGTGCGACACTCAACGAGCCCAAAAGTCCGGTAGTCGTGTTTGTCGCACGCGACCATCATTATGACCGCGCCGATTTTACGCGTCTTCGGGAAGAAGAAGAGATACGCGTGAGAGTCATCGGTCAACGATTTGAGATTGGTGATGATGCTATTTCGGTGATTGCGGAGTTGGTGTAACCACATTCGTATAACCACTTACTATATTGTAAATGGTTATATAAAGCGTGCGAGGTCGTATATATAACACACAGACACGCGTGTATGGACCACATATTTACATGCCTTCACTGTCAAGAACCATTTGTTATCGCGCATAACGAGTTCAATTGTCGAATATTGCGTCATGGTGTATATAAAAATACACTACAACCGATGGATCCTCATGCGAGTAAAGAAGTATGTGATCAACTCGTGAATGATAGATTGATTTATGGATGTGGCAAACCATTACTGATAGTTGATTCGAGTGCGAATGCGAACACATATGATATCGTGATATGTAACTACATCTGAATTCTATCGAAAACAAAAACGAAATAAAATTGATACAAATATAAACATAATTTTAGAATTCATATAGTCATCGTCGTTCATAGTATAATGGCGTCTCAAACCGTGATCGCGGGAAATACAAAACGACCTACAACAAAACTAATACGCCCAAAACCGAAAAAACCCGCGGTTGAACATAATACGATAGTGGAAGAAACACCTGACGCATACTGCGATCCAGAATTGTTCGTGAAACGTCAAATACGACGAAAATTGTCGTTGCCATTTTATAAAATCACAAAAGATGTCATTCTCGCACAACTATTGAGAATTGAACTCGCGAAATTAGTAGAAGGACGGTGCTCAGTTGAAGGCTATATTTGTCCGAACTCTATCTCGATTTCGTCTTATTCGTGTGGAACACTCGCGGGGTCAAATATACATTTCGACATTATAGCCGATTGCCTGATTTGTCATCCCGATGAAAATACCGTGATCAAATGCGTCGCGAAAACGATAACACAAGCTGGAATTCGTGCTGGTGCGAGATTTTTACAAAAAGATAATGTGTCTCCAATAGAAGTATTTCTCTCACGGGATATGCATGCGTCCTCTTCGCGTGATTTGTTCTCGCGAATTGAGGAAAATGACGTTCTTACGGTGAAAATTATCGGGCGTAGGTTTGTGCTTCATGATACACATGTGACAATTATTGCGATGTTAGAGAATTCATTATGAAAGAGTATAAAGTTTAGACCGTATTCTATTGTATATGATGTCGTCTAGTTCAAACAGTGGTGGTTCTTTTTATTCATCAAACAATATAGCGACCGCGACTGCAATTGCGAGTCTTACGGCGATGAACGAGATACAAACGATCGCTCAACATGTCGAGGCGAAAACGAATTATTTGATGTCTTTGAAAGAAGGTATTGAAAATATGCCGGTTGTCCATCAGATTGAGGTGTTACGGATTCTATGTTCCAAAAACACACAAATTAATGAAAATAAAAACGGCGTATTTGTCAATATTTCTAGATTGAATAACGACTTAATACAGGAATTATATGATTATATGAAATATTTCATCAATCAAGAAAATCATCTTAATGAAATCGAACAACAGAAGCAAAGTCTCACAAAGGAGTTTTTTGATAAATAAACACATAAAGATAATACGATGATTTATATAACCGCATAGGATGACTGGTATTGTTCCTTGTCTTTATAATGCTTACTCATTTACACCGGAAAATTTCAACAACGAATCTATTTTATGTTATTCGACGATCGAGCGCAATACTCCGTCTTCTTCTTTACCGTTATTACCGAAACCGATGTTTATAAAACAGATAGATGACATTCCGGCGTCGGTGTCGTCGGATTCGGACTCTGACTCGGACTCTGACTCGGACTCGGACTCGGACTCGGATTCCTCGTCGTCGTCGTCGTCGTCGTCGTCGTTTCAGAATAAAGTGACAAAATTTCATCCAGATGATATAAGTCAATATGCTTATAATAACATACGCACAGGTGAATCATCGAATACAGATTCATTATTATGGTGTTTGTATATTATGATGTATGGTGTTGAAAAATATGAAATGATTGAGAACCGTTATACTGAGTCAAGTCGTTTTAAGTTTGAACTCATCGAAATGTTACGAATAAATAAGATCATTCTAAAAGCAAACAAGGTGAAACTGAATTCGGTAGAAGATACGTTGGTACATAAACCATTCATTACATTAGAAACACTTCATGCCGTTGTATTATGTAAATCATTTTCTTTGTGTATTGTTCAAAATCGTAAGTATTACGATAGCGATAG